TAAAGATAAGTTCGATATTAATACTATTAAAAATAAAGAATTCTTAATGCATATTTGTAAAGAATTAAATTTAGTTCCTAAGAAAGCTGAACAATTATTGCGTTATTGTGTATATAGAATAACGTCTAATCCAATGATTATTAATAGTGCTAGAGAACGTAAAAATTTATATTCTCGTATTTGTTTTTATACTACAACTATTAATAGAATATTAAAGCAATATGTCGAAGAAAATGGCGTCGAACCAATTGCTCGTCAATTTAATAGATATCGTAAGCTATGGATTATTTTAAAACATGCTGGTAAGGATGCTGCTTCTATTATTAATAGAGCTAGAAAATTATCCAACAAATTAAATCGTCCTCATAAGCTTCAAGTATTAGATCGCATTAACGATAAAAATATCGATATCGAAGACGTTAAGAAAGAGCTTGAAAAAGTTACGATATTTAAAAAGTTTTCTTTATTGAATGCTATTTATAATGCTAAGTCTAACGACAAGATGTATGTTATTCGTAATGGTCGTACATATTCTATGACTAAAGAACATACGTCAAAAGCATCGTTTAAAGTTAAGAATTTAATCTTTAATTCTATTAAGAAAGATATTGGCAAGAATATTAAAGGTAAGCGTTTCTATATTCCAGAAGGAATTATGTATGCCGTACCGATAAGTCAAAAGAATTTTATCGATAATATCCCGATGTATACTCGATATAAAATGGATATGAATTCCATTATCGGTATTCACTGGACAAATTCTGAAGATGGCCGTGTCGACTTAGATTTACATTATACATCTAAGAATATTCATATTGGTTGGAATAGTCGTTTTGATTCTAAAGAAAATATTCTTTATACTGGTGACTTAACCGATGCACCAACTCCTAAAGGTGCTACCGAAGCTTTTTATATTAAAGATACTTTAAAAAATGACTTCGGTATGATTAGTGTTAATAATTATTCCGGTAACCCAGATCTATTCGAATTATTTATTGGTAGCGATCCTGAAAAGAAAATTTACGACCGTAACGGTATTATGAATGCCGAAAACTTAGCATTTAAATTTACAGGATTGTCTATGAACGATGATAATGAAAAATGTTTCGGCATTATTGATTCTCAAGAAGATTCTCGTGAATTTATCTTTATTGATAATTCATCTGGATTTGACCGAGTACCTGCATATAGTGCTCAAAAAGAAGTTATGCTTAGTGCAATTAGATTGATGGCTAAGAATCGATTATATCTTAATGAGTTAATAGAAAAACTTGGTGGCGAAATTGTTTTAGATAAAGAATCGGCCGACTATGATTTATCAATTAATAGTCTTGTTAAAGATTCTTTTAATTTCTTATTTAAGGCTGATGTATAATCATCAGCCTTTTATTTATATGGTGAATATTATTGAACACTAAAGAAGAATTAAATAAAACGATACATGAGATGAATCATCTCGTTGAAGATATTATTAAAGCTGCTAAGATGTCTAGTAAAGAAGAACAGGCTAAGACTTTAATTTTATCGCAATTGTTAGATAAAACAGAATACTTAATTGAAGTTATACAGACTCCTCATAGAGACTTAAATGAAACTCTTGATCAACAACGTCGATGGATATTAATGGATATCGAAAATAGAATTCGCAGATCAGAGCAAGATATTCTTAATAGAGTAAGAGATTTTTTAGAAGCAGAAAGGAATAGACATGGGCTTTAATAATAAACGAGCAAAACTTATTGTTCTTGATGGCGGCGATGGTTGTGGTAAAAACACACAAACATTAAAACTTGTCGAACGATTACAAGCCGAAGGTAAAAAAGTTAAATACTTAACATTTCCGGATTATAATAAAGATACGTCAGTATTTGTTAAAAAATATCTTAATGGCGATTTCGGTGATCGAGAATCTGTTAAGCCACAGGTTGCTTCATTATTCTTTGCACTAGACCGATATGCAACGATTCAAGAATGGAAATCTATTTTTGAAGATCCGGATATGATCGTCATTTGTGATCGATATATAACGTCTAATATGTTGTATCAAATGGTACGTTATGAAAATAATGATCAGCAGTTAGCATTCTTAAGATGGTTAGAAACGACTGAATATGACTTGTTAGATTTGCCGACACCGGATATCGTATTGTTTTTAACATTGCCATTATACGTACGAAAAGATATGTTATTAAATCGTCTAGGCAAAACTGGTGGTAGTACTGGTGATATCCATGAAAGAGACATGGATTATTTGCGACAAATTGACGAAGCGCAATATAAATTAATCAATAAAATGAATATGGTTCAAATTGATTGTTCTAATGAAGATACAGTTAAATCGATCGATGAAATTCATGAATTAATTTATAATACATTGCAAGAGAAAGGAATGATCTGAGTGCCAGAAAAAGTATACATCATTATGATCGATGATCAAATCGAAGCACTATATTATAACGAAGCTAATGCTCGAGAAGATATCGAAGAGCGTATCGAAGAAGGATATGCTCCTGAAGACGTAGCTATTCGAACTTGTTATATTAATGATTTCAATGAGGGAGAATAGTTATGCTCAACAAAAACGATCCTTTATATAATCAAAAAATGTCGATAGCGTTAGAATTAAATCGTTTAGAAAAAGAAGTATCTGGTTATGCATCAGATGATGATTATTTAGATATTATGAATGATTTAGAAATTTCAATCGACAATCTTTATAAGAAGGTAAATATGATCGAAACCATTTATGCTTTATTAGCTTATTCTGATGATTTTGATTCTCCATTAATTGGCGTATATGAATCATTAGATAAAGCTGAAGAAAAGCGTCGAGAATATATCGATAACAATATTATTAGCGAAGATATGATCTTTGTAGAAGTTCAACATATTATTAAGTAGGTGCTATTATGAAAGTATTTTTGTCTCAACCAATGCGTGGTAAAACACATGAAGAAATTCTAAGCAGTATTCGTGAAGTTCAAGAATTTTTAACTAAATATCTTGACTCTACTAATGTCGAGATTATCGAAAGTTATTCTCCTAGTAATAAAAATAAAGAGCCTTTGGTTGCTCTTGGCGATTCTATTAAAGATTTATCTAAAGCCGATTTAGCTGTATTCTTAAATGATTGGAATCAGTATCGTGGTTGTATTATTGAACATCATACTGCTAAGATTTATGAAATTCCTCATATTTCTATTAAGACAGAAAATGGATTATTAAGGGTAGTTGAAAAATAATGAATTACGGGCAAATTCGTGAATACGATATCGCTAATGGTATCGGTATTCGTGCTACATTATTTGTAACAGGATGTTCTCATCATTGTTACAATTGCTTTAATCCAGAATATTGGGATCATACAGCAGGTAATGAATTTACTAAAGATGTTGCTGAGACATTAGTAAGTTATTTAAAACATCCACAAGTATCTGGATTAACTATTCTTGGCGGAGAACCTTTTGAAAATGTCGACGGCCTTGTCGATTTTATTAATAAATATTTGAAAGAGCAAGAATGGTTTAGGAATAAAGATATTTGGTGTTACTCTGGATATACGATCGATCAGATTATCGAAGATCCTAATAAAAGAAAATTATTAGAACTTGTCGATGTATTAGTCGACGGTAAATTTGTCGATTCTTTAAAAGATCCTTCTTTAAAGTTTAGAGGATCGTCTAATCAAAATATTTATAAAATTAAACATGTCGATAATCATTTAAGTGCAAACTTCTATACTGAATTAATGTGAGGTATTATATTATGGGACTTAAAGCAACATTTAAAAAAGCCTGCAATCATATCAATGATATGTATCATGATTATACATTAACTCCAAAAAAAGATTGGGAAATCAAAAAGCTTAGAGAACAACTCGAAAAAGAAAAAGCTAAAAATCGTTTTCCTCATGTATCTATTGCTAAAAAATCACGGTAATATTATAATACTAGTGTCCGGTATAATGAGTTGTACCGAAGAAATAGCGGCGAGCCCACGGACACTAGTTTTAATAACGAAAGGATATTCACTATGGACAATGCATTAGAAATTATTACGAAGAACTTCGAAGATATTATTACATCTGATAAAGGACATTGTACTAGAGTTATTGCTACTAAAAATAATAAAACTTGGTACTTTGATATTTATCAAGATATGGTGTTGGTATTCGATGGCATTAATGAACAAATCGAATTAAATACCGAAGACGAATTAAAAAATTATATTGCCGATTGTTAATATGAATACATATTTAACAACATTGTCGATTGCTGTCTTCTTAACAGAATTAATCAATCGATTATTTTTTCATTTTGAAACCATCTATACAATTCTATATTGTTTTGTAATAATAACATTAATATATATAATATTATTAGTATATTTCAAATACAGGAAATAAAATGGAATCACATATCACTCCTGGCGAAATACTAATTTTTTCTAAAAAGCCCGTCGTATTCGTTGAGCTTGTCGATACCGAAAGGATTAAAGTTCAAGATATTAGCAATAAACAAGAGAAAATAGTATTAGCCAAGGATTGCAAAAAGCAGGCTTAATATTTTTAAGCTACTTATTGGAGGTGAGCTGTCCCCCTATCGGGGGCCACTCACCTCTTTTTTCTTTTCTGTTTTTCTGTTATAATTATTATATATAGTTATTATTTTTGTATTTCTTTCTCGAGGATTAGTAAATGAAAAAATATGTGATTTATCTCCCAAACGAAATCATTAATTTTTGTGAAGACCCTGGCGATAGTATTGTATATTCAGTACTTGATCTTGATAAGCCTGAACAAGAGATTGTTGATCAATTTTGTTCTGATTTAACATATGATCATTATAAAGCATATGCATTACTAGCTAAACATGGTATTATTTCTAAGGAATTTGCTTGTTTAAAATTAGCTAGTATTGTCGGTGAGCTTAATAAAGATTTGAACGAATTAATGGGTGAATAGTATGAGAAAATTTGAAGTAGTATCACGTTGCAGAGATATGGATATTAAACTTCCTAAACGTAAAACTAAAAAATCGGCAGGATATGATTTTTTTGCAATCGAAGATGTCGATTTATATCCTGATAAATTATATGTATTACCTACTGGTATTAAAGTGCAGATGGAAGAAGACGAAGTATTATATCTTCATATTCGATCTTCAGCTGCCTTTAAACGCGGTGTGCGTATGATTAATAGTATCGGTGTGATCGATAGTGACTTCTATAATAACGAATCTAATGAAGGTGAAATTTCTTTAGGTTTATTATCTCATAATGATGATGTCGTTCATATTAAAAAAGGTGAATGCGTTGCTCAAGGCGTATTTCATAAATTTTTAATTACGGACGATGACGATGCTGACGGTGAAAGAACTGGCGGTATTGGTAGTACAGGTAAATAATATATATTTTTAAGACAGTATAAATGTATACTGTCTTTTCTGTTAAGGTGAATAATGATTACTAAATTAAAAAAAGTTTGTAAACGATGTATCGAAGATTATCAAGATCTTAATATGTATAAGTTAAATATTATCTTATACTTTATGGATCGACTACATCATTTTAAATTAAGCGAACCATTTTTCGACGAGGAATTTATCCTCGATAGTGAAATGGGTCCGTATTTAGAATCTGTTAAAGATGCTTACGGTCAATATAATTTATATAATATTCCGACGTTTGGCGCTAATAACATATTCGATGACGACGAAGTATTAACGTTAAACAATAAAGACGAAATCGCTAACGATGACGACGATATTAAAGATACTCACGAAATCGTTATTACTTCTTATTATGAAGAAGATGGTATCCCTCACTGGGAAGAAGCCGATATGTCTTTAGACAATCAAACCGAAGAAGATATTTATGAATTCATGAAGGCTGCATTCGAAGCTATCGATACGACAGGTCTTATTTATTTCTATGAAACATCTAAAGATCCAGAACGTAATGTCGATGTGTTCTTATCAGACAAATTAGCAGTATATTTAGATGTTAAGGCAAAAGGATTCCCTGAACCAGATAAATCTAAACCGTTGCCACAAGTCGAAGAAGAACAGCAAGATAACGAAATCACAGAAGAAGAAATTCTCGAACGACTTAATAGAGCTCGTAAACCTTTGTAATATATAAGGTTGAAGGAGGCTTATATGTCTGAAAAAGAATTATCAAAAAAAGAAGCCGAACTCACAAAACTGCTAGATCAATATGTTGATCGTTATAATTCTTGGGGATATACCGAAGAAGGAAAAATGATTTACAATAAAGCCATGCATATGCTAGCAACAGATCATGCTATTTATGCACGTATGCCAATTATATGTAAGGGCGAAAATTGTATCTATAAAAACGATCCGTTACATAAAGCAGGTGTTGTTAAAGTAGGCGAACCATGTATTTGTGAAACTACGTTAATAGCTTCCAAATTTGCACAGTATCAACAAGAATTTAATCTTGAATCTGCGTCGTATACTGATAATGTATTAGTTCACGAATTAATTACGCTCGACCTACTTATTTCTAGAGCAATGCAATATATTAACAATCGCGATTACGAACCAGTTATCGATGTCGTCACGAATGTGACAGAGACAGGTCAAGAAATTACTCAGCCTATGGTTTCTAAAGGTATCGAATTATATACGACACTTTCTAAGAAACGTGACGAAGTATTTAGTTTATTGGCTGCGACACGTAAAGATAAAATTCGTAATAACATCGACGATGTTGATCATGATGCATCGCTCCTTGCGTCGCTTAACGATCCGGATTTCTTTATTACACAAGATCAGATCGAAGCAGAGAAAGAGTCGAGGTTAAATGAATAATGAGTTTTGCTAAAGGGACAGTAGAAGTTGTCGAAGATCTTGCTGGAAAAGCGTTTAAAGGTGAGACAGCTCATAAATTATTACCAAATGGTTCAGTTAAAGGATCGTCTATACTCGAAGGAGTTGAAAATTTTATTCTTAATCCTCAAGGATCTGTTCAACAAGCAGCAAATCCTTTATTTACATTGGGACTAGGTGCTACTGCTCATCAAAGCGGTATGGGTATTGGTAATTCATTACGATACGCTGCAATGAATGAAACAAGCCGTAATGCTTTTTTAAAGAAATTTGGTAATCGAGATTTTTATAGTGAATTTGCTGATCATGAAAAAGCTGGTGCTTTGCAAAAAGAATTGGATTCATTTTTTGACGAAGCTAAATACGATCATGTTCGTACAGGTATTGCTGCTGTAACATTAGGTTCGACAGCTTATCGTGTAGCATCTGGCGGCGGATTGTATCGAGATTCTGACGGCAACTTTAATATTATCGGTATTCCAGGTATCTAATAATGGCTCAATTATCTAGAGTAACTAAAGCACTTAACAAAGCCAAGAAGATAGTCGATAAATCTAATGCACCAACGTTAGAATTAAATAGAGTTGCTGAAAGCTACAAAGCAACGCTTAAAGAAGCTAATGTCGAAACTTCTAATATTGTCAGCAAAATCAAAGAAAAACCAGAAAGTAATTTTCCGGAACAAAGAAAAGCTGAAAAAATTGAAAAGGCAGAAAAAAGAGCTAAAAAAAATAAAAAACCTAGTAAGCAAAATAAGGCTGTAAATCCTGACGATGCTAATGTATCAGCTCAAATAAGTAATACACAAGAAGTAGCACAGAATCAGGTTCAGAAAAATCAAGCTGAAATTGCTAAAGCAAATGAAGAAGCTACGTCACAAATAGATGAAACGGCCGGCTTTAATAAATATCGTCCATTTAATAGTACTGTCGGTGCTCTTAAAGATATGCGTCAAGATTTAATACGAGTAAAAAATCCCGATGCTTATGAAACATATAATCGTTATGGTTTTACGACAAAAGGCGGAGCTTTAGCCGGTGGTTTATTTGTAGCAGGTGCTGTCGATAATACGATAACAGCCGGTATCGATCAAACGTCGACAAATCATATGGCGTCGTTAGGTACACTTAATCCAGTAGTAAATCCTGTACCATCTTCTAGTACTGGCAATACACCTAATAATGCATTCGATAATATGGGCGCATCTGGCGATATTAATTTTGCTTTGAGAAAAAATAATACATTAACTCCGGGGACACTTTAATAGATGATTAATCCAATTAAGTATGCAGGATCTATGATTAAAGGTAAAGGATCGACTGCAAGTAAAATGCTTTGGGAAAATAAAGGTAATGCTGTAGCTACTGGTATTTTTTCAACGATGACATATAATAGTGCTCTTGATGAAGGCAAATCTAAAGGCGAAGCTTTTGGTGAAGCAGCATTCGATGCTGCATTAAACTTAGGCTTTGGTTTTATACCTGGTATGTTATTGCAAGGAGCTTATTATGGCGGTCCTGCATTAGTAGGACTTGCTAATGATTTAGCTGCTCAAGGTCGTCAAGAAGCACAACAATCATATCGACCATTTGCTTGGACTAATCCAGTAAATTCCCAACAGTATGCAACAATGAGACAGGCAGGAATGGCCATCGCTCAACAGTCTCAATATAGTTTACAAACAACTATGATGGGTAACGAAGGTAAAGCATTCCATAAATAATTATGAAACATGAACAAGATTATTCTATAAAAGAACTAATGGAAATGCCTTTAGACGATTTAATCAACTTAGATTATGCTAAGTTATCTAAAGAAGGCAAGTTAGTCGTTATTAAACGAGATCCAGTTATGTGGGCTAAATCATTTGTTCAAATTTATAATATTGATTTAGACAAATATGCTCCATGGACACCACGTTGGTATCAAGCCGAAATGCTTCGAGATCGAAGTCTTCGTAAAGTATTCCGATGTGGTCGTCGTTGTGTAACTGGTAATCTCGAAATTCAAATGCCATCGACTGGTAAGATTAAAACAGTACAAGAGCTGTATGATTCTCAGGAAGAATTTGAAATTCTTGCACTCGATGATAATTATCAAGTCGAAATTGCACAACATGCTAAAGTCTATGATAATGGTATTAAGCCAGTATATAGACTTATGACATCGTCTGGTCGAACTATCGACGCCACTGATAACCATCCATTCTTAACAGAATTAGGATGGGCAGAACTATCTAAATTATCTGTCGGTGAAAATATAGCTATACCAGTTAAATTAAATTATTTTGGTGATAATAGTATAGAAGAAACTGAATTAAAAATTCTGGCTCGTAAACTTAACAAAGATAAGTCTATTATTAAGGAAATACCAGAAGAAGTATTTACGTTAAATCGCGAAGCTTTATCTGTATTTATTTCAGAATTGATTCAGGATTCTTTTAATGAAAAAGAAGAACGTCCTGTTAATATGCTTTATATTTCTAAAAGTAAAAAGCTTGTTAAACAGTTAGCACATTTATTGTTAAGATATGGTATCGTAACGACATTCCGACAAGAAAACGATAAATATTCTTTAGGATTCGTTAATAGTAAAACGCATCGACGTTTAAAGAAGAAATCTCACACTTCGATGTTCGCACTATATCATTCTTATAAATATCAACCAGTAAACGATAAACTTAATAAAGTTTTCTTATCATATTTACCAGTTAAAGAATTATCGCCATCAGATTTTAAAAAAGTAAAATTCGATAAGTTATCTATCGAAGAATACTTAAAATCTAAAACTTTAAATAAAAACGAAGCTCGTGAATTTGCCGAGCTTTTAGGATTCGAAACAATTTCCGATATATTGTATGGTGATATATATTGGGATAAAATCGTATCGATTGAATATTTAGGTGAACAACAAACATATGATGTGTCGGTGCCATACTATCGTAATTTTATCGCTAACGATATTATTTCACATAATACCGGTAAAACAGAAACGATGGTAGTCGAAGCATTATTTAACGTATTTACTCGTAAAAACTTTATACATATGTTCGTAACACCATATCAATCACAAATTCGAATGATATTCGACAATATCCGTCAAAAAATTGATAGCTCTGCACTTATTAAACGAGAAGTAACACGATCGACTACTAATCCTCATTTATTAGAATTTTCTAATGGTTCTAAGATCGTCGGTTTCACTTCTGGTGCTGGATCTGGTATGAGCGCTGCCTCTATTCGGGGATGGAGAGCGGACTGGATATCACTGGATTAACATTTGGTCCAGTATAAATTACTTGAATTGCTGGAACGCCCTTATGGGTAATCAGCAGCGAAATCTTTATTTTTTAAAGAGACGTTCAACGACTATCCCGTTATGGGAGTACATCGTAAGCTATTGACGATGGAAGTAGGTAACATAGATGATATAGTCTGATCTTAATAGTAATATTGAGCAGTTATTAAATTAACGGTATTGATGTAGCGAATCAATATGAACAAAATGGAAATGGATTATCTCGGCGAAGGAGACTTCGACACGATTTATGCGTTGTGTATGGAACGTGATACGATCGGCATGACATGTTCTTCTACACCGACTGGTCGTAGATCGAAATTTTTCGATATTTGTACCAAGAAGGAACTCGGGTTAAAATAAATAAATTAGGTTTTTTATAGCAATTCCATCCAATATATGGTAATATATAATTGTAGTTATTTTACATATATTAATAAAAGGAATTGTTACTATGATTAATGAAGATGAATTGAGAAGTAAATTAGAAAAAAAATCTGTAGCTCAAATAGCTAAAGATTATAATTGCTCAGAAAATACGATTAGAAGAGCAATGAAGAAGTTTGGATTAATAAAAACTTCAAAGAAACCATATCAAAATAAAGAAATATTGTTAGATATGTTGCAGACAAAAACAGTTCAAGAAATTGCAGATTATTTTAATGTTGATAATCATACTATTTCTAGATGGATCAATAAAAATAATATATCTTTTAATGATAAAAAACTTTATAGAAATAAAACTTGGCTTGAACAAAAATTAAAAGAATTTAATGGTTCTTTATCTGCTATATCTAAAGAAACAGGATATAAAAAAGATACGATGCTTGAATGGTGTTATAAGTTTAATTTAAAGCACACTCCTGAATTTAATAAAAAATATAATTTAAATATTGATTATTTTAAAAATATTGATTCTGAAATAAAAGCATATTATCTTGGTTTTGGTATGGCTGACTTTGGAATCAGCAAAGACTGTTATTCTTTTGAATTTAGATTAAAAAAAGATGATAAATATATTATTGAAAAATTAGCAAAAGAATTAAATTATACTGCTGATTTGTATCATTTTAAAGACAGTATTCGAGAAGGATATTCATTAAGAATTTCTTCAAAAGAAATATGCAAAGATTTAATTTATCATGGAATTGTTCCAAATAAGTCAGGAAAAGAAGTTTTGCCAAATACTGTTTCAAAAGAATTAATAAAACACTTTATTCGAGGTTTTATTGATGGAGATGGATATATTGGTGGTATAAAAGATAAAACTCTTGCTATTTGTAGTATGTCTTATAATATATTGTTATCAATTAAATTATTTCTAGAAAAAGAATTAAATATAAAAGAATATAAAATTAAACCAACATTAAAAGAAAGTGGCAATATTTTATATTATTATAAAATATATGGAGATTCTTTTATAAAAGTTCTTGATTATCTATATAAAGATTCAACAATATATTTGACTAGAAAACATGATAATTATTTGATTCATCTAAATAAAGATATTAATCGTAAAAATAAAAAATCTAAAAAGGCCCCATTATTAAGTAATTAATAATTGCAAATCTTTTGAACTGCTGGAACATCCTTATGGAAAATCAGCAGCGAAATCTTTAATTTTTTTAAAGAAACGTTCAACGACTATCCTCGTGATGAGGAGTAGGATCAAGCGATCCGAAGCGGAAGATATCCTTTTGATAGGATAAAGATATAGTCTGAGCTATATAGTAATATATAGAAGGTTGTGAGTAGCGATCACAATCGCAACAAAACTGTTACTGAGCACTATCACCCGACACAACACAATCCTATGTGGTCGGATGCTATGGAAGAAGAATTTAGAAATACATACGATAAGAACGCATATGATCACGAAGTATTAGCAGAGTTTGGTGTCGAAGAAGCCGGCGTATTTGATAAAGATAAAGTCGAAGAAGCGACACAAATTGATAACTATGCTTATTTCGATCGAGATAAATATAAACCTGTTCGTTCTATGATGGACGATAGTAATGTAAAAGAAATACATATACTACCAGAAGGGCGAACGACATTTTATCCTAATGTGTTTAGATGTATGGGTGTGGATCAAACCCGGTCCCTTTATTAAGTAATTAATAAATGAAAACCTTTTGAATTGCTGGGATATCCTAATAAGGACAATCAGCAGCGAAATCTTTATTTTTTTTAAAGAGACGTTCAACGACTATCTCGAAAGAGAGTAGGGCTAAGCAGCTCGAAGCGGAAGGTATCCTTTATTGAAGGATAATGATATAGTCTAACCTTAATAGTAATATTAAGTATTGTATCTAGCGAATGCAGTGTCAATTTAATCCGTGGGACAAAAGTCAGGCCCCGACATCTATACTTATACTTGAATACGATCAAGTGTTTAATAAATTTAGAGTTATTAATAGAACAGAAATCGAATCGTCTGAGTTTACATTCGATAAAGCTGTTAAAAAGATAATTGATTTAAATGCTATTTATAACCCGAGCTATATTTATATAGATAGGGGAAGTGGCGAGTATCAGATGGAATCTTTAAAGATTTACGGTAAGCAACATCCTGAAACTGGACTCGATAAAAAAGTTAAAGGTTGGATGTTCTCCGAAAAAATCGATGTACAAGATCCTGTTACTGGTACTTTAGAAAAGAAACATTTAAAACCATTTATGGTTAATCAATTATCAATATTAATCGAACGCGGTAATCTTATATTAAGTCCATGGGACGCACATATATATAAGCAATTAATCGATTATCGTGTCGAAAAAATTACAGCGGCAGGTGTTCCTGTTTATAATAGTGATAACGAACACTTTGTCGATGCTTTAGGTTTAGCTTATTTAGCGTTCGTCGAACATTTTCCAGAACTTACTAAGCTAGTTAAGAAAGCATCGTACGAAGTCGTATATTCATTTAATAATGGTCATTCATTACCATTATATGAAAAGCGAGATTTAGAAAATCCATGGTCTAATGAAAAGAAACAATATGAATCGGTAGACGAAGCATGGGAAAAAGTTCCGCTTAACGATTCGTTTAATAGACGAACATCTCGTAAACCTTTAGGCGGAATATTTAAAAGGACATTATTTTAATGGCTGAAGATAAAAAGATATTATATAGACCATCAATAGAACCGCAACGGCACTATGAAAGTGATGGTCAGTTTAAAAAGAAAATAACTTCGGTTCCAGATCCAATACCATATTATCCAGAACCCGAAGAGAAGAAATCTGAAACGGACGAATTGTTGGCAGATTTAAAGATGGTCTATAATCTTTTACCATTTATGCCAATACCGATTCGACCTATTATCGAAACTATGATCGTAACAATTACGACCGATACGATTATACGAATCGATCCTCCTGATCCTGAGACACCATTACCTCCAGAACCAGAGGATCCTAACAAATTTATTCCGGTGCCAACACCAGAACCAGATTTACCTGAACCTAAAGTTAATCCTGAACCACTACCTAAAGATGATTCAGATTTAGATTTTCCTAATGTTCCGATTATCGACGTGCCTCAAGAAAAATCACAAGAGCTAGATCGATTAGTGTATCGATGGACAAAGCGTAATTTAGTTCGTGTTAAAAAGCATTGGATTGAAAAGCTTAAAGATTATCTTCAAGATTATCTTTCGAAAATGTTTAATGCCGTGCAACTATGTGGCGCCGAAGATATTACTATTCTATTATTAGCTTTCGATGCGTTAGCTGTTAAGACTACTTCAGGTAAAAAATGTAAAGTAGCTCATGATAGTATCGTACGTAACGATCTATTAATAAGAGAAAAAGCAAAGTTAATGGCTAAGTTGTATTCGGCCGACGAACTTATTCGTTTTATGAGAGCTATCGAAGCAGCCGCACAAACTCGTCAAGAATATTATAATCATGATTTCTTATCGTATTGTCCGACTATGTTAAGTCAATATGAAAACGATATGTTAAGAAGTTATCGTGGTAAATATGACGAAAAATATGTGAACGCCGTTTATCAGTATAATAAATTATTAGTATCTTCTGCAGAATTATCTAAAGAAGTATTTAATTTAACAGCTGAAAATGCTATGTCTAAAGGTGTATTAATTAATAATGGTATTAATCCATTTGAAAAAACACCGACACCTGACCCAATCTTCTATTTAAATACATTAGCTCCTGAAGCTGGTAAGATTGGCGCTAACGGTTTATCGTCTACCGGTAATTATGGTAACCTTAAACCTGGTGCCGGTTCTACTTCTAGTAGCGGTGGAGACGGTACTGTCGATGCTGTTAATCTTAAAGGTAATGACAAAGTTCAAAAGATGTGGAATTTCTTTAAAGATATGGGCTACGATAATAATGCGATTGCCGGCATCATGGGTAATATTCAACAAGAATCTCAGTTTAGTTTAGGCATTACCGAAGATGGTTCTGGTTCTATGACTCCTGGCGTTGGTTATGGTTTAGTTCAATGGACTGATTCTGAACGTCAAGGATTATTATCACGTATCGCTTCTCAACTTGGTAAACAACCTAGCGATCTTGAAGCACAATTAGCAACGATTAAGTATGAAATTATGAATACTCATACCGGAGCTAAACCAGAGAATATGAACGGCAAAACTATCGAACAAGCCGTAAGTTGTTTTACTGGTAATTTTGAATATCAAGATGGTGATGGACGTGAAAACATACCAGAAGTAGCTCATGGTAAACGTGTTGGATATGCTCAAAATATTTATAACAATTTTGCAAAGTAATATTAATATGATATAATAAATAATATTAATATATTTTGTATAAGGAAAATAAATGGGTCTAACTAATTTTTTCGAAAAAGTAACGACAAAAAAGCTAGATACTAATAAGAAAGTGACCGGAGATTTTCAGTCAGCATTAAAAGCTAAACCAGTAACACTTGGAGAATATCGAAATGCTAACGCACAAAATCCCGGCGCTCGTTCTTATGATCTAGCACAAATAAAGAACGCTGTCTTAACAGATTCTTATTTAGCAGTTGCCGTTAGAAAATTTTCTCAGCTTATTACTAAAGCTGGGTATCAAATTAAATCTAAGAATGAAGATGCTGCTAATTATGTTAACGACAGAATTAAAGTTATAGAATTTAGAACGAAGATTCCTTTTTATACTTTAATAACTTCTATCGCTAGAGACTTGTATACTTACTCAAATTCGTATATAATAAAAACTAGAGATAATAATACTGAGAAATTTGGTCTTAAAGCTGAAAAGATTTTCAGTGGTGGAGCAATTTCAGGATTGTTTTTAGCCGATCCAGCATCGGTAACGATTCGTCGTAACGATGCCGGGGCTATCGATGCATATGTAATTAATCAAGAGGAGTATTCTCCGAACGATGTAATTCATTTGTATATCGACAAAATGAATGATGCGGATTATGGTACATCCCGAATTTATTCGGCATTAGAAGATGTAACTATGCTCCGGAAAGCTGAAGGGCTGGTAATGACGATATTATATCGCTTTGCCATCCCTGTTTTGCATATAAAAGTAGGTAATACGGCCGAAGGTCAATATGCTACGCAAAAAGAAATTAACGATGCTCGTGATGCATTCCAAGAAATGCCAAACGACGGGTTTATCGTTACGAATGAACGTACAGCGATCGAAGCGATTACACCAAATATGCAAGCCAATCAGCTCTTAAAATTTTTAGAGTATTTAGAACTTCGAGTATTCTCTGCATTAAATGCATCTAAATCTTCGATGGGTCGCGGCGGTGGTCAGTCTTCTGCTGATAACACCGAAGCATTAATGCATGATGAGGTAAGAGCATTCCAAAACGTAATTACTAATTTTATCGAAAAATATCTATTTACAGAACTGTTATTAGAAGGTGGCTTTAATCCTTTATTGAATAAAGACGATTACGTATCGTTTGCATTTAATGAAGTGTCGATCGATACTAAAATTAAGCTCGAATCTAATACAATTCAAAAATATCAAGGGAATGTTATCGATTTAGACGAAGCTCGTCGTGAACTTGGCCTTAGTAATGAATTATCTGAAGAAGATATGTATGCCTTTAAAATTACTCAAAAAGGTAAACTCGATCTTGTCGATGCTCAAGCTAATGCTGCTATTAAGACGGCAAAAGCTACGGCTGCATTAAATATGCAACAAGCTCGATCTTCTAATGATGATGGATTAGATAATCGTAAGTTTAATGGTAAACAGGCATCGTCTGGTCCTAACGATTACTTCTCTAACGATGCTAATCCGACAAATCAAAATACAGATAAGTATAGTATTAAAGCTAAAGAATCTTTAAATACTCAACAAAATTTAGACGATTATTCAAAAAACTTTAGTAAAGTTGATAAACTCTACAAAGACCTCAGTAATATACTCACAGATGGCGACGCTATTGAAAACGATAAATTTAGAGAAGCTCTTCATGAGTATGCTTTAGATTTTGCTAAACAAGGTGTCGACCATTCTAAAGCGAACAACAAAACTAATAAAGACAAGATCACTCCGAACATCGATGTGATTGACGATTATTCGTCAAAAAAATAAGTAAGATAATGCAGGACATTCAATCTGCGGTCAAAAATAATAAAGATAAAATATACATCGATAGCATTCTAAGTAAAAATGAATATCGCCTTCGTTTTTTATGTGATTATATCTCTCGCAAAGCATACTGGTACGGATACGTACAACAATGTAAACAAGATGGTATAAAAGCAATCGATATTCAATTTAACGACAGTGAACATCAAAATGGACGCATGACCCATTTTAACATTGATAGAATTACTATCGAAGATATTCCAGCTTATAGCCCGTACTGTACGTGCGGCATAAAACCAATCATGAAAGGATAAATAATGGACTTCCGTGAATATATTGGTTTTTCTCCTACAAGTAAAAACGTCACGATAAAAGAGTCTGTTATCAGACCTATTGGTCAATCGAGTTATTCTGATGATTCCGATAATAAATTAATTGTCGAAATCGAAGCTGTTCATGCATATCCTTATGTTACTCGAAACAGTACTCGATATGCGTATCAAGGTCTAGAAGATTCCTTATCTGAGTGGACACATCCTTATAATATTCCAATCATTATGCATCATAATGATCAAGACGGTCAAATTATTGGTCGTGCGATCGATGCAAGACTTGGTGATAGCGAACGACTCGTCGGCTCTAAAGCTTTATTTATTACGGCTGAAATCCTCGACGAAAAAGCTCAAAAAGATATCAAGTCTGGACTATTATCGACTGTAAGCATTGGTATGACTGGACACGACGTTCGTTGTTCTATTTGTGGACAAGATCTTAACGAAGGTCCGTGTGAACATGTCAGAGGAGAGAGTTATGACGGACAAACATGTTGTTGGGACTTCTTTTCGATGAGCCCAATCGAACTGTCTTACGTTATAGTTCCTTCTGATAAATATGCAAAGAATATTAAAGTATATGATGACGGGGAGTACGAACAACAAAATAGTACTCCTTCTAATTTAAGTATTCCGCAACAAGGAGAAACCGGTACGAATATTCGTGCTAACGAATCTATGGATAAAGAAAAATTAAAAGTTCAAGAACCTGAAACTGAAGTTAAGACTGAAGTCGAAGGTAAAGAAACTGCTACAGAAGTTGAAGTTCCTGAAACTAAAACTCCTGAAGTCGAAGAAACTCCAGAGATTAAAGGTGAAGAAAAAACAGAGATCGAAGAATTAAAAGGTCAGATCGCTGAACTTATTAAATCTAACGAAGCTCTTACTGTAAAAGTTTCTAATCTTGCCGACGATTTATTAGCTTATAAATCTGAAGCTCGTAAAGAAACTGCTTCCTTAATCGAAGGTAAAGAAAAATTAGAAGAAGCTCTTAAATCTGTTCAAGAAGTTAAAGCAGGCTTCGATACATTTAAAACTGAAAGCGAAGAAAAAGTTAAGTCTGAAATTGCTTCCGTTAAAGAATCTTTCGAAGATAAAATTAAAACATTAGATTTGGCAAACTCTACGGTTACAGATCCTAATGCTAAGAATAATAAATCTACTGAAGTTCAAGTAAAAGAAGCTGCTCAACAACTTAAATCTATTACTGACGTATTTAACGCTTTCTATAAATAATAGGAGATAAATTTTAAATGGCAAATTACAATCCTGGTAAAGGTGCTAATTATTTCACTGGCGGTGCTGATGGTAAAGTATTCAAAGGCATGGGCTTCAAACAGTTCAATAACGATGACCGCCGTGTAACACGTACTCAAGTACGTTTAAATACAACTAACCATGACACTTCCAATATTGCTTATTGGTTGGATGATCGTCTTCCTGTAGCATTCCGTTACAACTATGCAGAAATGTATAACCAAGTCGTAATTCCAAAAGGTCGTATCGTAGCTGTTGACCGTGATGTTAAAGCTGCTAAAGAAAATCCTGAAAAATTCTTAAACGTATTGACACTTGCTAATGGTGGCTGTCCTGTACGTTTGCGCACAGCTGCCGATGTATATGGTGCTGCTGGTATCGTATCTGGTAAAGCTTCTGGCAAACCTATGATGAATGCTGATGTTGACTGGACTCCAGTCGATGCGGCTGCTTATACTGCAGATCATTATAAACCTTTCGCTAATGGCGGTGCTAAAGCAATCGCTACTGCTGCTGGTCTTGATAAAGATAAAACTTCTGGCTTGTTAACTAAAGCTGGTAAAAAACTTATGGACCATCGTAATGGTAACGTTCCTATCGGTATTTTAATGCGTAACGAATATACTCGTGACGAAAATGCTTGGAACGGTATGACTCCTGGCGCTATTAAAACTGACGTAATGGTAGAATTGCCTCATTTCTTGTTTAAAGATGAAGCTGAACAAAATCCTTGGGGTTCTGCTTACGGTACATTCTTACCTGGCGATTTCGTAAAATCTGATGAAAATGGTCGTATCGTAAAATCTCCATTGTCTGACGAAACTGCTTTGGCAACTATGCAAGCTCCTGAAATCGAATTTGAACGTCAACAAATTATCGGTCAAGTACATGAAGTAAATCCTAACTTAGTTCCTGAAGGTTCTACAAAATGGATGAAATGGGCTATCGAAGATCAAGAACAATTGGCTCAATACGCTGAAGATGGTTATGGCCGTACATATCGTCGTGGCGAAGATTTAGTCGATGGTTCTGCATATTTCCGTGGTATCGAAAACTATGAATTCAATTCTTTGTATTCTGACCATGACTTGAATATGACTGCTTCCAATAATAAATTGGACGTATACGATTCTCGTATGGGTGCTCGTTATGAGTATATCGGTATTCCTGGTTTAACAGATGGTCGCAATGTAGCTACGACTGCTATCAAAGACGTTAAAGTTGGCGTAATGCATCTAGCTGCTCCTACTCAAGAATATCTTGATTTCAACTATCAAATTCCAGAACGTTTTATCGAACAAGGTTCTGTACAAATTTCTATTAATAACTCTGCTTATACTCCAGTAGTAAAAGGTGCTGTTATTGCTAATGCATTCGAAGTAGTATACTTCAATGAAGTTAATGGTTTGATCCGCTTGCGTGTTATCGACCGTGCACAAGCCGATGCAATTATTAAAGCTGCTCCTAAAGAAGAAGCGGAAGTAAAAGTATCTTATTCCCGTCAAGGTCTTGCTGGCGTGCCTACATTTATGGATTGGGCAGGCTGTGTAGGTTCTGTTAAAGTATTGTTGCAAAAATAATAGGAGCTTTAAAATATAATGAAAATCGAAATGAAAGAATTTGTTAATTCTCTTAAAGAACAACGCGCTGAAGTGACTAAAGCTGGTCAAGAAGCTGGTTGGTCCCCTGAAAAAATGCAAGAATCTTTGAGAAAATACGATATTCTCGAAGACGTTGTTGCTCGTATGAACAAACAACCTAGCAATAAATCTTTCAGCATTAAAGAAACAATTATGACAACTGACGTTGTCGATTTGGTTCCTCGTATCATTGAAACTCGTATGATCGAAGCTGAAGATACTCAATCTGTTATCTCTCCATTCTTCACAAAAATTCAATCCGATAAAACAAACGGTACAGTAGTTGTACCTATTATCGGTGAATTGCAAGCACACGAAGTTTCCGAAGCTGGTGCTTACAATGATGAAGCAGTAGAAATCAACACTCTTCAATACAACTCCATTGAAATTCGTCCTAAGAAAATCGGTCTTAAAGTTACGTTGTCTGAAGAAGTTATCATGGATTCCTACTGGGATATCATGGAAGCTAACTTGTCCCGTATCGGCGGTGCAATGGCTCGTTATAAAGACGAATGGTGTGCTCGTGAGTTCTCTGAACATGGTCACGTAGTATTCGATAACTCTTTGGGTGCTCAAAATCCTGACGCTATGACAAGTGGTCTTGGTGAAGATTCCCTTCCTAACGGTACTCTTTCTGTCGAAGACTTTATGTCTATGTGTTTAGCATTAATGGCTAATGACAAAACTCCGACTGACGTTATTATGCATCCACTTTGCTGGTTAGTATTTGCTCGTAATGCAATGGTAGGTCAAGGTTTAACTTTCGGTGCTATGGGTGCTATGAATGTTAACCCATTCGGCACAACTCAAGGTACTCCTGGTTTTGCTGGTTTGTCCAACAACATGGGACCTCAAAAATTCATCTTGAACGAATCTCAAGCAATGTTTAACTTGCCTATGCCAGTTAATATTATCTTGAGCCCTCGTGTTAAATTTGATAAACAAAACAAAACATTTGATATGTATGCTATCGATCGCAATAACATCGGTGCTATCGTACAACGTGAAGATTTGTCTATTGAAAAATGGACTAACCCTGAAACTGACGTACGTATTATCAAAGCTAAAGAACGCTATGGCGTTGGTATCATGGATAATGGTAAAGGTATCGCAGTGGCTAAAAACATTTCCGCTATGCCTTCCTTCCCTCGTCCAACTGCAGTTCGTATCCAAGAATAATATTCTTATACATTCTGTTAATTGAATGAGTAATTAGGGGAGCTTTCGGGCTCCCCTTTTTTTAATATATAGAGGTATTTTGATGACTAAATTAAAAGAACCGATCGCTATCGTAAAATTAGGTCATGGCGAAATCGGTTATTTCGATAAGATCACTCGTCTACGTTTGACACGTAAAGCACCTTATGGTCGTATTTATGATGATATGGATCTTAAAAATATTCGCCGTTCTGTTAAAGTAGGTCGATTAATTTTAGTTAACGGTATGCTTCCGGCAGAAAATGCTAATTATTCTAAAATGGCTAAACGTTTTATTCCGTCTTCTAATTATGACATGGTTGCATCTGGTCTAATTCATCCTGAAGACATTATGGAAAAAACAGTTACTCGCTCTAAAGAAACCGAATTTGATTTAGAAGCAGCATTAGCAGAAGCAAAAGAAAGTTTAGAAAAAGTTAACAAGGAGAATACAAATGGCTTGCAAGAAAAAGGGCAAGAAGGGTTGCAAGTAGCACCTGAAACTAAAACTGAAGAAGTAAAACTTGAAGAAACATCTAAAGCTGAAGTAGTTCCAGAAGAAACAGAGGCGAAGGACGTTGCAGAAGAGACTTTGGAAGAAGAATCTGCAGAAGAAGTGGAAGACGAAACCGCAACTGAAGATAAACCTAAAAAAACTCGTGGTCGTAAAAAAGCTAGCAAATAAGAAGGAAGATTATGTTTAAAGAATTTGCTTTGGTCGACATGGCCGTAAATCCTATTGAAAAGCAAATTAAACTTTTCTTTACTAGTAATGTTGATCCCGATACAGTCGACAGCGATACAATCGCAATGGTTCATGCAGAGTCTCAAAAGATCTACCGATTAAAATATCGTACGTCTAAGAAGACTGTTGTTATTACAGTATTAGACGATGTAGAACCTAATGAAGAATATCGTCTCGATATTAATAAAACTATTAAAGATATTGTCGGGACACCATTACAATCTAGTTTAATTCGTCACGTATATTTCAATAGTAACATATATTCTAATGTCCGCATTATTAGTCCGGCAAATCATGAGCTTGTCGATGGATCTTTTATTTGTGAATGGCAAGAAATCTTACGAGATAAAAGACGTAAACCTGTATTAGAATATCGATTGCAAATTTCTGAAAATAAAAATTTTGATCCTTGTGAAATCGATACTGTAGTATTAAATAAACAACGTATTAGTTTTCCTAAATTAAAAGATGCTAAACAGTATTATATTCGTATTCGTGTCGAAAAAGACGGCGAATTCGGAGCATGGTCTGATATAGCTACTTTTACTTATGATGGAAAAGATCGTGTTCTTGATCGTTTAGAAAAATCAGAAAAAGATCCTCATAAAATAAATCCAGTATCTATTTGGGCTCCGTATAATTACAAACGGAATATGCACAATAATAAAGTCAACTTGGATACGAATCCGACTTCTCCAGGGACGATGTCTACTGATGAAGTTAATCATGCTACGGGGTTAGGATTATCTCCTGAAGTAACGGCTGGTAATAATACGACTACGTCATTGTCGGCAGAAACCATCGAAAGAATTATGAAAGATGGTAACGGCAATACAGCAACGACTATTAAATTAGCTGACGGGACTATTATTACTAGAGCTAATGACGGCGGAACGCCGGGTGTCGTAGTCGATGAAACTCCGGCCGGAACAAATATTGCTCCTGTTATTATTAGTGCACTCGAAGTAACTAGACGACCTCAACAAGGTACTAACGATGCTTTCGTGTTTGAATTTAATGCTGAAATTAAAGATGAAGGTATTTTACAAAATATCGAAATCATCAG